TGGCCCTGATGTTGAAAAGCTGGCGAAAAGTTACGCGGAGCTGGAAAAGAAGTTTAAGTCGGGCAAGCATAAAGCACCGGAGCAGTATGATATATCTTCATTGGCGGATCAGGGTTTGGACTCTGACGATCCGACTGTCGCCGTATATCAGGATTGGGCTAAAGAAAACGGGATTAGCCAGGGCGCATTCGAGGATCTCGCAGGCCGTGTTCTTGCCTTGTCTAAGGATGAGCAAGAAAGCGTACAATACGATCAGCGCGCGGAGATGGAAAAGCTAGGGGCCAATGCCTCGGAAAAGATCCAAATGACTGAGCGTGTTCTTATGAAAGCGCCGCTGAACAACTCTGAGCGTGAAGCGATAGCGTATTCTCTTAACAACGCGGATGCTATCAATGCTTTCTTAAAGTATCACCAGGCGATTACGAATGAGAACATTCCAATCAAGCCCACAATCCAGCAAGAGACCATGACCCGACAGGATCTTGACGCCGCTATATCTGACCCTCGCTGGCAAACCGATGCCGCTTGGCGCACTCAGATGGAGCAAAAGTGGTTCCAATCTCAGCAAAAGTGATAGAGACTTGCAATAAATATCGCTTGCGTGTATTTTAGCTGTAACGGCTAACCGCGCTCGGCCCGTTAGATGTAGTAATCTACTGGTTGGCGCGGCCATAACGCGCAAGCGACCGCCCGAAACCTCGGATAACGGAAGCGTTTAATTGAAACGCAAAAGGAGGTTTTTGCAAATGGCGATTAACGTCTCAACCGCGTTTGTTGATCTTTTCGATTCTGAGGTCAAACAAGCGTATCAAGCCGAATCTGTGCTTCGTGGCACAATGCGGACCCGCACCGGCGTTGCCGGTAATACTGTTAAGTTCCCAACAATCGGTAAAGGTGTTGCTACGCTCCGCGTACCACAAACCGATGTTACTCCACTTAACGTCACATACGGCCAAGTAACTGCGACAATGGAAGACTACATTGCAGCAGAATACTCAGACATCTTCCAACAGTCCCACATCAACTTTGATGAGCGTTCTGAATTGGTACAGGTTGTATCTAAGTCTATTGCTCGTCGCATGGACCAGATTATGATCGATGCTCTGAACGCCGCTACGGGCACATCTACTGTTGCAACAACAATCGGTGGTGCTGGCACAAACATGAACATCGAAAAGCTCCGCGCTACTGCGAAAGCTATGAACGAGAAGAACGTACCTTCTGAAGGCCGTAACTTGCTCATGCATGCTTCTCAGCTCGATGCTTTGCTCGGTGAAACTGAAATCACAAGCCAAGACTTTGCTTCTGTAAAAGCTCTTGTCCAAGGTGAGATCAACACATTCATGGGCTTCAACATCTTGACAATGGGCGACCGCGATGAGGGTGGCATTCCCAAGCCGTCCACTCGTACTTGCTTTGCCTGGCACAAGGATTCCATGGGCTATGCTGAGTCGATGGCTCAGAAAACCGAAGTCAACTATGTCCCAGAAAAGACATCGTTCTTGGTTAGCTCCATGTTCTCTGCTGGTTCCGTCTCAATTGACGGCGAAGGCATTGTCAAAATTTCTTGCACTGAATAAGGAGAATAAGACATGGCATTCGCAACAGCAAATTGGGCAACCGTTGGCGCTTCTAAAAGCGGCAATGCTCCTGCAATCTATAGCTACAAGTCTGCTTCAGACAACAAGGCGGCTATTGCAGGCTCCGGTTACTTCAACACAGTTGAAGCTCTTATCACTACTGGTGATTGGATCTACACATACGGAAGCGATGGCGGTCAAACGCTCGTAGCTACCAACACATCAGGCGTTATCACAACGGCTGTAATCTAAAAGAAGGGGGAGCTGGTTCCGGCTGGCTCCCTCCACCCTTACGGAGAACGATTATGGCTGCTGGTGATACCTCCCTTTCTATCTGCTCTGATGCACTAATATTGCTGGGCGCTTCTCCGATATCTTCGTTCACAGAGGGATCTGACTCGGCCCAGGCTTGTGATCGTCTATATCCAGACCTCAGAGATTCTTTGCTATCAAACTATCAATGGAGCTGGAGCGTTAAGAAGGTGCAGCTAAACCGCCTTTCTACTGCCCCCATTGACGAGTGGAAGTATGCTTACCAAATGCCAGGGGATATGCTCTCCGGCGTGCTGGCCCTATTCACTAGCGCAGGAATTGGTGAAAACCCCGTCCGGTATGGATGGGAAGTTTACGGCGATCAGATCTATACAAATTTTGAGAAGATATTTATCGACTACCAAAGTGCGATTGATGAGAGCAAGATGCCTAATTACTTTGTGCGCCTCCTTCGTACATCTCTCGCTGCTGAGTTAGCGTTTACAATTACCGATCAGATCAGCAAGTCGGATTACTTCCGGTCTTTGGCATATGGATCTCCTGGTGAATCAAACCGGGGTGGGCTGATGCGCGAGGCTATGAACATAGATAGCCGTGGCAAGCCACCACAGATCATTGAGGATTATTCTCTTATTGATGTGAGATACTAATATGCGGATTATGCAGTTCCAAACGAACTTCTCGGTTGGCGAGCTTGATCCTCTTATTCGCGCTCGCACCGATCTGGAGCAATATCGCAATGCTCTTGAGGAAGCCACCAACGTCATTATCCAGCCTCAGGGCGGGTTTAAACGGCGTGATGGTATGAAGTTTATCTATGACTTTGGCTCAAGCTTTACTGACTTTAAGGTAATCCCGTTTGAGTTTAGCGTGGATGATAGCTACCTCTTGGTTTTCGTAACTCAGCGGATCTATGTGTTCAAGGCTGGTGTCTTACAGACCAACATCAATGGCTCCGGTAACGATTACATTACGTCAACAGACATAACCACAGCAATGCTGGATGAGATCAACTATACGCAAGCGGTTGATACTCTTATTCTCTGCCATGAGGATCTGCAAACTAAACGCCTGGTGCGCAACAGTGATACGAGCTGGACGCTAGAAAACTTGCCAATCACTAACTTGCCTCAGTACGCATATGCCTTCGATACACATATGCCTGACTATTCGATTACGCCAAGTGCATCTAGTGGAAACATCACTATTACCGCATCTAGCGTAACAACCGATACTGGAACGGCGCAAGGCGGTGGAGCGGCTACCATTACGCTAAAGTCTGCGTCAAGCTATACGACTGACGATCAGCCAAACGGTATGTTCATAACATTAACTTCCGGCACCGGATCGGGTCAGACGCGGCACGTTGAAGATTATACTGCGTCAACAAAAGTTCTTGCTGTATATCCAGCGTGGGATACTGCGCCCGACAATACTACGGGTTACAAGGTAGAGGCATTTGCGCCTGCTGCCGTTGGCGAATACGCCCAAGTCACAAGCACATTCGGCCGCGCTCGATATGTCGAGTATGTTTCTCCAACTGAAATGAAAGCGGTAACTGAAGTTGCATTCTTTGATACCGATGAGGTCACTGCTGGATTTTGGGAAAGTGAACATGGGTATGAAGATGTTTGGTCTAATACCCGTGGATGGCCACGCTCTGCTGCGTTCCATGAGGGCCGGTTGTATTTTGGTGGTTCTAAGTCTCGCCCTAATACAATCTGGGGTTCTGGGGTAATTAACTACTTTGACTTCGCCGCTGGTACTGGCCTGGATGATGAGAGCGTTGAGGCAACGATTAATACCAATCAGCTCAATACAATCGTTAATCTATTCTCCGGCAATGACTTCCGGATCTTCACGACCGGCGGTGAGTTTGTAATCTTGCAGGGAACGAATGAGCCGATCACTCCATCGACATTCTTTGTACGGCCACAAACCCGCCTGGGATCAAAAGCTGGTATTCCAATCGAAGAGCTGAATGGCGCGTCAATTTTTATTCAACGCCAGGGTAAATCAATCAACGTGTTCCAGTTTGGCGATACGACTGCATCTTACCAGGTGCGCAATATATCAGCTCTAAGCTCTCACTTGCTCAAGAATCCGGTTGATATGGCTGCGCGTAGGGCTGCGTCTACGGATGAGTCTGATCGTCTGTTTGTGGTAAACGGAATTGACGGATCTATGGCGGTTTACTCTATCCTGGTTGGTCAGAATGTTATTGCCCCTAGCCGGTTCGTTACAGATGGTGAGTATATCGCTGTCGGTGTCGAGGTTGCAGATGTCTATGTAATCGTTAAGCGCACGATAAATGGGTCCGATAATTATATGCTGGAGAAGTTTGACCCGGATCTCACGCTGGATAGCGTTAAGAGCGGCGGAGCGGCCTCCTCAG